TAACGAATCCAGGTGCCGACACACTTGGTAATATTCCAACTGCCGAATTTGGTGTAACAACTGGTCCCAATGCCGTAAATCCTTCGGGTGATGCAGGTAGTGGGATTCTTCGTCCAGAACAAGCACGTCGATTTATCGACTATGTTTGGGACGCAACTGTTCTCGCCAAGGACGGTCGTCGCGTAACAATGAGAGCTAACACTATGGAGCTCGAAAAGGTTAACGTTGGCGAGCGTGTTATCCGCGCAGCAAATCAGGGTGACGCTAGCTACACCAATGCTGGAGCAACATTCAGCAAGGTAGAGCTAACCACCAAGAAAATCCGTTTGGACTGGGAAGTCTCAGCTGAAGCCCTCGAAGACAACCTCGAGGGTTCAGCACTTGAGGATCACCTAGTACGTTTGATGACAAATGCATTTGCAAATGACATCGAAGATCTAGCGATCAATGGTGACGGAGCTACGGGTAACTTCCTATCAATCATGGAGGGCTTTGTCAACAGGACAAAGACCAATGGTGACTCACATGAGTACGTTGCTACTGTTACTGACTGGACCCCAGAGGTCCTTCAGGGCATTATCAATTCACTACCACGTAAGTACCGTGCTCTAAAGAGTGGTCTAAAGTTCTACGCAGGAACAGACACATTCCAGAGCATCGCAAAGAGCAACGGAACTCTGACAGATAACATCTGGACTGAGGACTACCGTAATGCTTACCTAGCTGGAACCGATCAGGTTCTTGGCCAGGCTCGCACCACTCGTATTCTAGGTATTCCAGTAATGGAGGTACCTTACTACCCAGATGGCTACGTTGACCTAACATTCCCAAGCAACCGTATTTGGGGATTCCAGCGTGACATCACGGTAAACCGTGAGTACGTTGCCAAGAAGGACACAATCGAATATACTGTATTTGTCCGTTTTGGTATCCAGTGGGAGGAAGAGGACGCTGTTGCATTCGCTGACGCGGCTGCAGATAGCTAATCCTTAACCAAACCTTTTGAGGGGGCTGGGGCATTGTCCCCAGCCCTCTTATTATTATCTGATATAATTACATCAGGAGGAAAACATGCCAAATAAAAAAACAACAAAGCCTGCGCAAGAGTCTACGAACTCTATATCTACCAAAGATTTTGCAAAGAGAACAGTGCCAAAGCCAGTATTGGGAAACATAGATAGTGGTGCGATTGGTACTACAGTTCCAAATAAAGTTGCATCAAAAAGCAACAAAAAAGCACCTGCCAAACCTGTAGCAAAGAAGGTTACAGAAGAAGACAAGGCAGCTATCTATTCCACTAAAAATGTTAGCTGGGAGGGTGTTGGAAAAATCTACCGAGGTTACAATATCGTAACAAAAGAAGATGCCGATAAGTGGCTAACTAGAAACCACACAAGAATGGCAACCCCACAAGAGGTTGCAGAAGAGTTTGGTGTATAGTCAATGGAAATTTTGAGGGTTCAGCCGTATAATACAAATGCAGAAATTACTGTAACAGATGCTTCTACATCCTATACATATACCATAGAAGATATGGCAGATCGCTCAATAACCACAGGCTCAGCCACCTCTGGCGTAGATTCAAAAATATCAATACCGCTATCTTCTAGGTATGATAATCAGTACCTGATTACTGTAGATAATAGAGAAGTCTTCGCAGATGTAGTCAGGCCATATGTAGACCCAAATGTCAAGGGTACAACAGCTTCAGAGATTACAGAGTATTCTCGTAATGAAGAAGTTGCAAGAGCAGTAATTGACTCAGTAATAAGTCAAGGATTTTATTATCAGAAAAAGACAATAGAGATTACTGGCACTGGTGCAGACTATATACCCTTTTGGCAGGATGTTCGTAAGATCCTAAAGGTATACGAAAACAATGTCCTGGTTTATGATGCAGCTTCTCCAGAGCTATATGCTAGATCATTTGAGATCAGCCCTGATTCTACAGCAATGATAGAGTCAGCACCTGGATTAATAAATCGTTCTGAGTCATCACCTTTAGTATTGCCAGCGGGTGCTTCAGACTGGCTAGATGCCAAGTACGAGTTTAGAGGATTCCCAAAAACCTTTGACTATGTTCTGGTACTAGAGATTGGCAACATCGAGGTACCATCAGATATTGTTAGAGCCGCAGAGTTCTTGATAGATGACATAAGCTGTGGAAAGCTAGACTATTCTTCTAGGTATGTTTCAGAATACAATACCGATCAGTTTAAATTAAAGTTTGACAAGCGAGTGTTTGAAGGAACGGGGAACATCGTAGTAGATAAGATACTTTCTAAGTATGCTAAATCTATTAGAACACTAGGAGTCCTATAGTGGCTGACTGCAACACTAACGATTTTATGTTCCCTATGAACGCTGACATATATTACCCAATGGTAGAACAGGGTCCTTACGGAAACGTAAAGAAGCAGTGGATACTTGATAGAACTGTCGTATGCAACCTTACCCCAGGGGGCACAGCTCTAAAGGAAGACCTTAGGCCAGAAGTTAAGATAATTCAAGATAGCATAATCATGGGAAGAGTAAAGCAAGATGTTCGCTTTTCAACACGAAATAGTGCAAATTCAATAACTAATGTTTTAATTACAAATATTACAGACAAGAACTGTAATGAGATTTATATTGAGACAACTGGCCCAAGGGCTGGAAAGTCTACACTATTTGAAATAGCCACCCAAGAGCCTTACCCTGGACCATTCGGCGGAATAGAGTTCTACAAGCTTGTCCTTAGGCGCTCAGAGAATCAGGCAGTAGACTTATAATGATAAAAGTAACAGCTGACACATCAAGCTTTATGAAAGAAGTAAACAACGTCCTGCAATACTCTATAGGGTTTTTCGAGGGAGTAAATAAAGCAGAGCCAGTCTTATTAAATAATCTAGGAAAAGCAGCGATAGAAATGCTAAAAGAGTTTATTGACTCTAATGCTAGAGTTAATCCAGAAGCGCTACATCACATGTATGAGTGGCATGAGACTGGAAGCCCTTCAGCTAGACTTTTTGACATAGACTATGTAGTGTCTGGAACTGGCATATCATTCAGCTCAAGCTTCAGACAGTCAACATCCGTAAAGAATGGATCAACCACCGCATTTTACGATAAAGCAAGGATTATGGAACAGGGGCTTCCCGTGACCATCGTACCAAAAGCAGCAGAAGTTCTGGTATTTGAAAAAGACGGAGAGACTGTATTCACAAGGGGCCCAGTCACTGTAACTGAGCCTGGCGGGGCAGCTGTTAATCGTTCTTACGAAAAAACTTTGGACCTCTTTTTTCAAAACTACTTCTCTCAAGCATTTTTAAAGTCAAGCGGTATAATGGATTACTTAAAGAATCCAACAGCATATAGAACAAACCTACAAGCGGGTAAAAGATCTGGAAAGTCAAAGGGCATCGAGGTAGGCTATAATTGGATGGCAAACACAGGAGTTGATTTTTAATGGCTATAGTCTATGGCTCAACGCTAAATACACCAGTTTTATGGATAAACAATTATCTACAAGAAAAGCTTGGTGAGAATGTTGGAATAGGAATTCCCTTTTTCCCAAGCATGCCAGCAAATATTGATGACCTTACTGAGAGGTGGGTAGTCGTTTCGCCAAACGAAAGATACGGATACGCTGGAGTTATGGCAACTTGGGATAGAATGTTTAGGCGCAGACCAAAAGCTTTCCCACACATAAAAACAGAGCAGACTATATATTATTTTTATGCAACTGAAGAGAATGCAACAGAGCTAATGGTTCAGACACAAGAGCAAGTCTACAGGCTTATGGATCGAGAAGATGAGACTGCGGAAGAGATAAACCGTTGGGCTAGGCAAAAAACATCTGCTGGCGGCATCCCGATAAACAATCTAGACTCTGTTCCAGCAGAATTCTTTTTCCATAGCTTTAAGATTTATCAGCTAGAAGAAGTTAGAGACATAATAGACTTTGGGACTGCCAGGACTTATGGTGGAAACAAGATAATCATAGAATTTAACTATCATCAAATGAGCGCCAGGACATTGGAAAGAGTATCTGACAGTACTCAAATACAAATTCCAGATGGTCCACTAAAAAATACCCCATAACCTGTTATAACAAAAGGCTGATATAATTGTCTTGAGGAAACACGCCTATTTATCTATAGAAAAAGAGGTGAACAAATATGGCATATTCACGTGGTACAAGTGCTAACATCATTGTTGGTGCAGCAGCACTGTTTACATATGACCCATCAGCTGGAGCTTCCGAGCTTACAGAGGCTGATCTGCCAGCTTACGTTCCTGGAACATCGTTTAAGGACACATTGTCCGATGACACAGATTTCCGCAACGTAGGTTACACAATGAACGGTCTTGAGATCGTCTTCCAACCTGACTTCGGTGAGGTTCAGGTAGACCAGCTTCTTGACGTTGCAAAGCTATACAAGCAGGGTATGCAGGTTAACCTGAACACTGCTTTTGCTGAATCAACTCTAGAGAATCTATTGTTCTCTATTGCTGGTCAGGACTCCGACCTAACCGTCGCAGCTGGAAACCCAACCCTTAACCTGACCGCAGGTGACATCGGTGAGTGCCCAGTTGAGCGTGGTATGGTTGCAGTTGGACCAGGCACAGGAGACTGTGCTATTGGTGATGAGCTAGAGCGTATCTACGTTGCATATCGCGCACTTTCAATTGAAAACGTGACCGTATCTGCTAAGCGTGACGAGCCAACAATGTTTGAGGTAAGCTTCCGCTTGCTTCCAAGCGATGCTGGCTCTTACGGTAAGATCGTTGACCGCACCATCCCAGCTAGCTAATAGCTAAAACATAACTTAATAATAGAGCTACCCCAGTATCTTTTCAGGTGCTGGGGTAGCTTTTTTGTTATAATAGTAAGATGGCAACTCAAGTTTATGACTCAGCATTTATTGAATTAATAGATGGCACAGAGGTTTATATCACTCCACTAAAGATAAAGTATCTTAGGGAATTCATGGACGCATTTGAGCTTGTAAAGGCTGCAGCAGATGATGACGAGGCCATATCGCTTTTATCAAATTGTGCAAGGGTTGCAATGAAGCAGTACCACCCATCAATTAAAACAACTGAAGATCTAGAAGATAGCGTAGATATTAAGACTGTTTATAAGATTTTAGATATAGCTGGCGGAATTAAGATTAATGGAGAAAAAGAAGAACCCGTAAAAGAGCAGGCTACTAATGACGGGGAAGGCTCTTGGGATAAACTGGACCTCGTAAAGCTAGAGTCAGAGGCATTTTTGCTGGGGATCTGGAAGGACTATGAGGAGCTAGAAACTCACATGTCTATGCCAGAGCTTGTGTCAATTCTAGAAACAAAAAGAGAACTAGACTATCAGGAGAAAAAATTCTTTGCTGCAATACAGGGTGTAGACTTAGATGAGCAATCTGGTAAGAAAAATGAATGGGAAGAGATGAAGGCTAGAGTCTTCAGCGGTGGTACAGCTGCCAATGCAAACGACATAACTGCCTATCAAGGCGTGAATGCACAAAGAGCTGGTTTTGGAATTGGTATGGGCCTAGAGTTTGAAGTTCTTACCGATTAGTAGTGCTTTGTGGTATAATTATCTAGACCTATTAAACGGGTAAACGAGAGGGAACAATGGCGACTACAGTCAACGAAAAGAAAACAGTCACACTTATTGATGGCACCAAGGTTGAAGTTCGTCCACTAAAGATATCATTACTTCGTGAATTCATGAAGAAATTTGAGGGAATCGCATCGGTGGCGGATGACAACGATAAGTCAATGAACTTGCTCATGGAATGTGTACAGATCGCAATGCGTCAGTACAAGCCAGAGCTAGCAGATGACTTGGATGTTCTAGAAGAAAACCTAGATCTTCCAACTGTGTACAAGATTGTCGAAGAAGCCTCTGGTATTAGCTTGTCTACTACTGCGCCTTCTGTCGGTAACCTTGGCAAATAATAAATAAAGAGGTGCTAGGTGAATGGCTGATTTTCAGTCCGATTGGAAATTTAATGTAGATACTTCCGATGCAATTGCGTCGATCAAGAATCTACAGAGACAAATATCAGCCTTTCATCAGGCAATGCAGCAGTCTGGATCTGCTTCTAACGCTGCCGCTTCTGCTAATATGCAGAGGAACTTGCTAAATGGTATAAACTCTACTGGCAAATTCGCAGCAACAATGACAACCGTCAAAACAGAGACGGAATCATTCACAAATTCTTTGGAAAGAAACCGCCTCTCTATGGGGCAGTATTTTCGCTTTGCGGGGGCATCTACAAAAACCTTTGGTAGGATGTTCTCTACTGAGTTCAATACCCTTAACAAGGTTGCTCGCGAAAGAGTAAAAACCCTTCAGACTCAATATGTAAAGATGGGTCGAGACGCCTCTGGCGCAATGAAAGCAATGGCCGTCAGGCCTCTAGTTCTTGACATGAATAACCTGGGAACCCAGGTAATGATGACAGCCCAAAAGCAACAGATATTTAATCAGATGCTTAGGCAAGGCTCTACAAATCTTCTAAACTTTGGTAAGAACACTCAGTGGGCTGGTAGACAGCTTATGGTTGGTTTTACAATACCGCTAACCATTATGGGTACTGCTGCAGTTAGAGAGTTTAAGAAAATTGAAGAGCAGGTCGTAAAGTTTAGACGCGTCTATGGAGACATGTTCTCTACTGATGTGGATACAGAAAAGGCTATAGATAGCATTAGGACTATCGCTGAAGAGTTTACAAAGTACGGTATTGCTATTGAGGAAACTATTGGCCTAGCTGCAAGCGTAGCCCAGATGGGTGCTGTCGGCTCAGATTTAACAAACCAGGTTACTGAAGCTACTAGGCTTGCGGTACTTGGTGGCATGGAGCAACAGAAAGCTCTAGATACCACCATCTCCCTAACCAATGCTTTTGGTATAGCTACAGAAGACCTAGCTGGAAAGATCAACTTCCTGAATGCTGCTGAAAACCAAACGATCTTGGCTATCGATGACTTCACCGAAGCAGTTCCAAAAGCTGGTGCAGTGGTATCTCAGCTTGGTGGTAGCGTTGAAGACCTTGCCTTCTTCCTTACAGCTATGCGTGAAGGTGGAGTCAATGCATCTCAGGCAGCTAACGCACTAAAGTCATCACTTGCTAGATTAATTAATCCAACAAAGCAAGCTCAGGAAGACCTTAGCAAGCTCGGTATTGACGTTATGGGCATTGTAGAGGGTAATGTCGGCGACCTAAAAGGCACGATCATGGAACTTGGAGAGGCTCTCGATGGCCTGCAGCCTCTTGAAAGGTCTCGAGCACTGGAAGAGCTATTTGGTAAATTCCAGTTTGCAAGAATGTCAACTCTATTCCAGAACATTTCAAAAGAGGGCTCTCAGGCTCAGAAGATACTGCAGCTGACACAATCAACTAGCGCTCAGCTACAAGTTCTAGCAGACAGGGAGCTAAAGCGTGTTGAAGAGTCTCCAGCATTTAAGCTTGAAAAACAATTTGAAAGACTAAAAGCATCACTAGCCCCAATCGGAGCCGAGTTCGCAAAGCTTATTGTTCCCATCTTAGAGTTTGCAAACGGAATACTGAAATCATTTAACGAGATGGATGGTGGAGTCAAATCTTTTGTTGTGGGGCTTGTTGCAGTTCTTGGAGGCATAGCCCCCATTGCACTGATGACCTTTGGTCTTGTCGCTAACGGTGTAGCTAACCTGATTAAGGGCTTTAGTGTTTATCGCACTATGCTCGCCAAGCTAGCTGGAGTTAATAACAGCGTACTAACAACAACGCAATACATGACGAATGAACAGCTCGAGGCAGCTTCAGTTGCTATGTCTCTAGCTCAGTCTCACCAGCATCTTACAGCACAGTTTACATCAGAGGCAGCCTCAATACAAGCTTTGATAATGGCATACCAAAAAGCCACGACAGCTCAGCAGGCTTACAACCAGGTCTCTCAGGTTACAGCTGCAATGAATGTAGCTAGACCAGTAGTTTCAAGAGTTGGATCAAGAAGGGTCCAGTCTTCTCAGGGAACCCCACCGCCAGTACCTGGCTTTTCCAATGGTGTCTTGTCAGTTCCAGGACCAAAGGGAGCTGGAGATATAGTACCAGCTATGCTCGCACCAGGCGAAGCCGTAATTCCAGCCAAGACGACTGCCAAGTATGGCGGCTTCATTAGTGACATAATTAATGATAATCTGCCAGGATATAGGTTTGGTCTAAATCCATTTGCAAGTATGATGGGGAGATCACGTGTCGCCGTAAGGACTAAGCAATCTGATTTGACCGCAATGCTTGCTTCTGGCAAGAACGCCAGGTATGAAAGTGCATTCACAACTGGAACTGGTGCTGATTATATTGCCAAGTCTGGCCTACCAAACCCGTCTCAACAAAGACTCAGGACTGACATGGAGCAGAAGATGTTTGGCCTTGGGCCAGATACTCCCGTTTCAGCAAGGCCAACATATGGATATGCAAGAATATCTCCGATTCAGGCATTCATCAACAAGATTATGTTTGGATTTAAGGGGAAGCAGTACAATGCAGTTACCTCTGGAAAAACTATTGGAAACAGAGGCAGCCAGGCTGGCTACCTCAATCCAAAGACTGG